ACAGGTGCTTTGTTTAAAAGCGATTGGAGAAAGTGACCAAGTGATTAGCGTTGTAGGTCAAGACGTGCCTAACCTTAAAAGTGGTGCGCTTCGTGATATGCAAACGATTGTGGCGAGTTCGCCTGATATTCAAAGTTGGATTAAAGGGTACAATGCGAGCGATCGTATCTACACGTTTCACAACGGCTCAATTATAGAATTCAAAAGTTACCAAGATCCGCAAGATGCAAAGAGCGGAAAGCGTCATTACCTGTTTATGAATGAGGCGAACGGAATCAATTATTGGATATATTGGGAATTGGCGAGGAGAACGACAAAACAGGTTTTTATTGACTACAACCCTAACGCTCGCTTTTGGGTACATGATAAATTGATAGGTAAGGAAGGTGTTGAGTTGATCATTTCAGATCACCGACATAACCCGTTTTTAAATGACAAAACAAGGCGGGATATTGAAGGTATCAGGAATGAAGACGAGGAACTTTGGAAGGTGTACGCCCGTGGGATGACCGGAAAGATTGAAGGATTAATCTACCGTAATTGGGGCACGATTGGAACGATACCGAGCGATGCGCAGTTGATTGGTGCGGGATTAGATTTTGGTTTTACGAATGATCCTTCGGCTATGGTTATGGTATACCGTTACAATGGTGAGTTAATCATTGACGAGGTAATGTACCATAAAGGACTCACAAACCAAGATATTAGCCTTTTTATGACCAGTTGTGCAGTTGATAGGAGTGTTACCATTGTGGCCGATTCTGCTGAACCCAAAAGCATCGAGGAACTTAGGCGGATGGGTTGGAGAATAGAGGGTGCTAATAAAGGGAAAGATAGCATACTAAACGGGATTGATATATTAAAACGTTTCAGGTTTAACGTAACAAACCGATCGACTAACATACTTAAAGAATTGAACGCCTACAAATGGAAGGAAAAGGACGGGAACGCTACCAACGTACCCATCGATTCATTCAATCACGGCATGGACGCTTTGAGGTATTTAGCGTTAAATAAATTAGCAGAGAAAAATAGAGGTAAATATGCAATACAATAACATTTGGAAAAAATTAACCGTTGGTCAATACCAACTTTTGGCCGATCTTAACCACTTGGAAGGGTGGGAGTATATGCGATCGGTTGTAGCAATCGTGGAAGGTAACGGTTTCGATGCGGTTGATAATTACCCATTGATTGACTTACGCAAGCGTTACGAAGCCATTGCAAAGCAGTTGGAGAAAGAACCGTTTAAACCGTTCAAATCGTTCGTAAAGATTGACGGCAAGCGTTACTATGTAACCCGATTCTTTGACGAAATTAACACCGCTCAGTTCGTGGAAATAAGCGAGTGGAATAAGACGAAAGAGGACGGTGTAAAGAACTTGCATTTGTGCGTTGCATCACTTTTACGTGAAACGAAGTTGGGTTGGTTTCCTAAAAAGTACAACGGGAAGGACCATGCAAAGCGTGCGACGTTGGTGAAGGAAAAGATGTTAGCGGTTGAAGCGTTGGGGTTGTCCGCTTTTTTTTTGGCCAGTTGGGTGAAGTTGCTCGAAGATTTACCAACCTTTTTGGACAAGGAAATACAGACGTTGAAGGAGGAGATGGACGCCCTGACCTCGGAACAGGATTCACCGAGCGTTACGGGTGGATCGTTGTAATTGATAGGTTAGCGAATAGCGACGTTCTCAAATGGAATGAAGTATTTGAATTGCCAGCGATGGAGTTTCTTAACTATGCGAGTTACCAAGTTGAGAAAAGCAAACATGAAGCCTTTGAAATAAAGCGTAGAGCGAATGGGTAACTTTTTTGATTTACCCATTTAATAAGTATGGCATTTATCGAGTTCAACGATGTGAGTGGTGCGTTCAATCCTGCGGTTGGTGGGTTTGGTACTACCGACGTTGACCAAGCTTTTGAAGGTGTTGAAAAGGAAATAGTCGATTGGTGCAATGAACAAATCGAACTTTTTAGAAAGCAGATTGATGCTAATAAAAGCCGTGCGACGGGTAACTTACAACAATCTTTAATCGTTGCACCGATCAAAAGGTTTGGCAAAGGTTACGAAGTTGAAATCGAAGCACCTGCGTACTGGAAGACGTTGGAGTACGGGCAAAAGGGTACTGAAAGCAGTTCAAAAGCCCCTAATTCACCATTCACGGTTAAGGAATATCCGAGGTTGGAGGATATGGTGAAGTGGGTACAATTCAAAGCGATGGCGAGTGGTAAAAATGATGTTTATTCTTTGGCTTCCCGTGTACGCAGAAGCATTTACAAAAAAGGAACGTATGCTCACCCATTTGTTCAACCAACGCTCACCGAAAACAGATTAAATGATTTAGCGCAAAGGGTTGCAGAATTTACCGCCCAAGCGATGACCGCAGTGATTTTTAAATGATATGGCAATAACGATTTTAACCCAAGTAATTGAACCAAGGTATTCACCCGCGGGAAATCCGTTGGTGTACGTGGTTGATAGTGATAACAAGACAGAACCGAACTTCCGATACGTTGCAAATGTTTCGATAAATGGAAACTTGGTAGCAAAGTTGAAGACGGTTCCAAGTGCTAGCAATAGCAACTACGGACGCTTCAATTTTCAGGAAATTGTGCGAGGTTACTTTGAAGTAACGCCACGCATTGCGGATGGTAACATTGTAGTTTCTGAAAGCTTTGGATGCCCTACTCAATACATTGAGTTCGACGTTGAATTTGATGAAGAGTACACGGGTGGAGAGCCAGCGCCACGGGATGCGGAAACGGCTATCATTTACAACGGGGCTTGGACTGTTTTTGACTTTGTACAATTTGGAAATTTAAAACCTAACTATTGGATAGATAGCGATGCGGTTAGTAGTCGATTACCATTGACGAACCGCCCGCAATCAACCAAGGCATACGCTAACTTTTCAAACACTTACAACCAAAGCGGAAATCTTTATTTCCTTTGCAGTAAAGAAGTTGAGCCAAACATTGATTACATCCGTTATCGGTACTATTATGAAAATGGTGATATTATTCGTGAATACTATATTCCAACGGTTAACCAAGCGTCGCATGGATCGAGTGAAGAAAATGAATTCCACCTTATTGCAGTTCCTTTCATGCCTTTCGATGTTCAAAATATTTCAGGTTCGATAACCTCGGATACACTACCCGGATCTGATTCTTTCCCAAGCATTGTTTCAAGTGATAAAAATTATTATTCGGTAACGGCTTTTCAAGATCAAGGAACTAACCAAGCATCAATTGAATACACGGTGTTATTGAATGGTGAGTGTTCACGTTTTGAATTTACCGAGGTGCATTTTGAAAATCAGTTGGGTGGCGTGGATTCCTATGTATTTACCAAGCCAAACCGAGAAAGGCAAAGCATTCAAAGAGTTGAAGCGAGCCGTCCTTATTTAGCAGATACATTTGGAACTAACACGGGTATTTACGGAGGTTACACTAACTTTTCCAAGTACAACGCACAAGTAGATTACAACAAAGAGTTTACCGTTTCTTCTGATTGGTTAACCGATGCAGAATTTGAATGGTTAGCTGAAATGGTACGTTCACCACGTCTTTGGTTACGAAAGGCTTTTAATACCGATGAAGGTGTTGTTGAATACTTAGTTCCCATTTTGGTAACCGATACAAGCTACAACGTTTGGAAGCGTGACTTCGACCAACTTCACACGCTCACCATTACCTACAAATTCACCTTTGACGAATCGATGCCGTTATGATAACAGAACTTTACATTGACGGGCAAAGGTTGGATTTAAGCGATGATATTGATATTCGTTTAACCTATTCCATTACGGACATAGAAAACCCCGTAGAGCGCAAAGGAACGGTTAGCAGGACCATTGAAGTGCCCGGAACCCCGCACAACGATAACGTGTTTGGTTCCATTTACCGATTTGATCAGTGGGTAATTGGATTTGATCCGAGCGTAAGGGTGAACTCTTACGTGTTGCAGAACGGTGTTGAAGTGTTCAATGGCATTGCGCAATTATTGGCGGTTAAAAGTGACGGTCAATTTAAGACGTATGAACTTGGTTTGTACGGTGAGAACGTCAACTTGTTTAAGCAGTTAGGCGATAGCGAATTGACTGACTTAGATTTCAGCGAGTTGAACCACGAATGGGATGGGAGTAATATCGTGGATTCATGGACCAATTCGGTAGGAAGTACGGGTAACGATTACTATTACCCCGCTATTGATTACGGTCAAGCGAGCTTCACACGTACACAGGCACCAAGTCCGTACGCTGATGTGTTTACCACGGGTGATTTTTACCCCGCGATTTCCGTTAAGAAGTACGTTGACAAGATCATAGGCGGTGCGGGATTTACTTATGTGAGTAA